CCGCAATACCGCCTTGTCCAGCAGTAGTAGTACCTCCACCTGGTATAGTTGGAGTAAGGTCATCACCTACAGTTAACACTCCAGTCGTCGCGCCTGTTGCGTCAAGAGTAACATTAGTGTATTTAATATGAAGTCTTCCTTGCTCTGCCCACTTAATCATGTCAGAGTTAGAAGGCATTTCCGCTCCCACCATTCTTAGGAATGAAGAGATCGATCTATTACCGTAACGCTCAAATTCCTTCTCGTAAGTATCAGGAAGATACTGATTGAGGAAATCGAAGTTAGTAATATAATTTGTTGGCAGGGCTACTCGTTCCGCTGAAGGAATTAAGTTAAACCCTGGCGTTGCATTTACAGCCATTTTTTCTTGTTTTTAATTTTTAAACTTTTTTTATACTTTTAATTTTGAGTCCTTTTCCACTCGAAGTATCGCCAACCTGTCTGATCTTAAGACCATTCTTGTTAAACGATTGAGGGGCTTGGCGAACCATATCGATGTTCTTTGATCTTTTAGATACATCATCTATAGCTTCCGCTTTACCTTGCTCATAAAAAAACTGGGCGAACTTATCAGGATTCATAGCTACAGATAATGCTCTATGATATCCTGCAGCGTCCTTCATCACTCCGCTGTCAGCATCTAAATAAGGTTTTACAAAATTATTTACATCCTTCTGCTTATTGAATAGCTCCGCTCCGTCGCCAGGTTTGTAAGTATACTCGGTGTCGTTGACGGTGAAATTAAAACCTTTAAAATCATCGTTGAGCACTTCTTGGCTCTTATCGACAAACCAGGCATACCTCTTTTCCATGCCCTCTTTTTCAGTGGTTGATTTCTCAACATAACTCTTATAGCGATTAAACTCTTCAGTTTGCTCCTCCGAACTAAAACCCCCGCTTGACTCAAGAGGAATTTTGTATTGTTCTTGTTGCTCCTTGAAAAATTTCTTCGCTTTTACAAGTTCTCTTTTATGCGCTAACTTTTTCTTCTTAATATCCTTTTCCTCATCCAGGTCTTCGTCGTATCCAAACTTATCTTCTATGATATCTTGAATATCGATTTCATCCAACCCTTCCTCGGTTTGAGAATAGTAGTTAGCTATTACGGTATCTCCATCCATGTCTTCGTAATTCTTTTGCAGTTTTACGTAGTCATCGAATCCTCTACCGGTTTCTTTTTTATACTTAAAGAACGCTGAAACATCCTCTGGCAATTCCTCGTTTGCTTCTGTCTGGGCAAACAACTCATCTACAGAGTTTATTTCTTTATCGTATCTGCTCTTGATATACTCAAGAACGTCTTCGTCTTTTAATCCAACTCCTTCCTGTGTCTCTGGCTCTGGCTGCGCACCTTCTGCCTCTGCAGTGGTGTCCACCTTTTCCACACCTTCAACACTTTCAGTAGCGGTAAATTGCTCCTCATGTTTTTGAAGTAGTTCCTCTTCAACTTGTGCTTTAGACTTTTGTTCTACTTCCGAAACTTCTTTAACAACAAATTTTTCGTTATCCATTTGATTTAATTTTTACAAAGTTAGTGTATATATTCCTAATAACTTTAGCGTGGGTTGAACTCCGAAAAGTCAAAACCATCTAAGCTATCTTCATTCGATTCAAAGTTGATAGGCGCAGTATTATTCTTACGTTGCTGGATAAGTTTAGACTGCTCCGTATTTGCTTGACTTATACGCTCAGACTTACCCACTTCCCTCGCTTCTTCTCGGGCGTCTATCTGTGACTGCTCCACACCTTTAAGCTGCATCTGATATTGGAACTCTACCGCCATCAGCTGTTGCTTAAGGGCCGCTTCATTCTTCATCTTTTCTATAGACATAGCCGCTTCAGCTTGTTGTAGCTGCATCTTAGCCTGCATCTCCATCTGCTGCTTTTGCATAGCCGCCTGTGCCGCCATCTGTTGTGACTGCTGGTTGACTTGAGCTTGCATCTGTTGCTTCTGAGCCTCCATCTGCTGCATCTGCTGTTGCTTCTGCTTCCTCTTTACCTTAAGTAATTGGTTAGCCAGCTTTAAGTTTTTGATTTGTCTAATATCTATAGCATCCTCTAAACTAATGTCTTTTTGAGAAAGAGCCATCTGGATATTAGCTTCGAGCTGAGCCCTCTGCTCTTCATCCGGAGACATCTCTATAAAGATACCGAAGTCATAGATATATAAGTTCTGTATTTGCTCTAAGATTCCTAAGTTATACTTACCTACCTGCATAGCAAACTCGTCGCGGAAATCTGCATACTCTAATACGTCAGCTATACGTAAAGAAAGAGCTTCGGCTAAAGTTTTAGTAATATATAAACTTGCCTGAAGGATATGTCGAGTAGCCGTGTTTGAGTTCAAAGCCGCCAGTTTCTGTACCCCCACTAAAGAGTTTGGGTCTGGGGTACTTCCATCGCGGGCTTCGTTAAGACCTGTTACGCCGCGTATCATATCTAAATAATGGTTATAGTTTCCTATAAGCATCTGAAGCTTACCTGCCCCACTGTTAGAAGTTAACTGTTGTATAGGAACTTTTGCATTATTAAATTCACCATCCTGAGTATAGCTTCTACCTATTACACTACCCGTTTGGAAGTAAAGGCGTAAAGCGTCTTCAGGGTTATAAGCATTACCCGTTCCTAAATCGACTTCGTTTAAACCATCGGCGTCTATAAACACACCGTCAGGTACTACACGCGCTACTACTTGCTGGATCTTAAGGTGCGTCATCTGGATAAGATCAGCGAAAGGTATCATTCTTCTAACTAACGATTCCACCACTCCTTTATACATACGTGGAGCACACGCTACATAGTTAGACATAGCAAATTGATTTGCTGAATTAGGTCTAACCATATTCTTCATCATATCCCACTTAAGGACAATGTTGGTTCCCATAACCATAACCCCCTCATACCATACATCAATGCGCTTCTCTACCCTTTCAAACCTTCCCTCTTCCATCATCTCCTCTGGAGGGTTAAACTGATCATCCTTCTCTACAGTTTTAAAACTACCGTCTTTTAATTCTTTCTTTTTATATACAAAGCTATTGGTAGTTTTGTAATTGAAGTATAAAAGAGTACATGTATCTCGAGCAAACATGCTGTTCTCATACATCTGTGCTACATTATAATAGTCGTACCACGATTGGCTGTACTGAGATATTTCTTCTAAATCTTTTGCAGTAAGGTCAGGGTTGATTTTTAAAACCTCTGTAATAGGTATAGTCTTTAGCTCTCCCCAATAGAAGCAATCTTTAAAATAGGGGTCTTCAGTATAGCTATATACCACATTAGCAGGGTCTACATATTCTACCCTTACCCCATCTCCGTCTTGGAATACGTGCTTAGTCATACCGATCCCTAATGTAGTTATGTCATAATCTACACGTTTACGAGTATCGTTATAACGACTCTCTTCCAACATGGTATTAATAGCAATCTCATTAGCGATCTCAATAGACGGTTTGTAATTAAGCTGCATAAACAGCTCCATCTCAGTATCGCTCTCAGGAAGATTTTCTGGGTTAACGGTAAATGGATCGACGTCAAAGTCTTTTTGTATTTGCATAAAAAGATCTTTAGCGACCATGTCTTTCTCTACTACCGTCTGAAACTCATTGCGTTTCTCTGCAGACAAAGCATCTTGAGCATAGCACTTCACATCGAACAACCTGTCGGACATGCCGTTCACTACTATGTCTACAAACTTAGGTATAATAGGTACAGGGGTCCAGTCTAAATTAAGATAAGATAAATCTCCATCTATAGCCAACTCATTTTTATACTTACCCACAGATTGTTCTCCGCGTGCATAAAGTCTTAGCTTATGAAACTCTTGAAACTGATTATAAAACCTACAGGATAATCCATCCCTCCTGAACCATTCATATTGAATAGCTTGTCCGACCTGCAACCCAAATTCTTTTGTTGCTTTCTCAGAGTCAGAAACAAACTGGTTCGGGAAGGTAGCAGACTTAATATCTATCTGGAGTCCCTTCATCTAATTAATTGACTTGTTGTACTACTATTATTATACTTTGCAAAGTTAATGCTTATTTTTGATTTCTTTGTAGCAGGGGTGTATAAATGCTTTTGGTTGGCCATAATAGCTAAACCACTGCTTATAGAGGCGTCAAACTTAGTTCTATTGGTTATATCAAACTTAGCCCAATCCTCTAAGGTACGACGGAAACACATAGTTCCCATGTCCTCTTTAGTTCGGTATTCTCCCGCCATATCCATCCCCACATGCTTTTCTATATAGGATTCTATAGCGGCTGCGTGAGATTGCTTTACGTCCTCAGAGGTGTTAGGTATGCCGCCAAGTTCTTTCTCTGTACGCGAAAGCTTGGTGTATATTTTATCAGGTCTGTTTAAAGAAAACCCTCTGTACCCTCTGTTTTTCAAATGATATAAGAGGCGCGGTTTGTTATTCTCACACAGGATAGGCATACCATAAAAGACTAAAGCCATAAGCACTTCCTCAAAAAATATCTCTGCCGTTTGTGGCCGGGCTATATATTCCAAGAAGAACTCATTGCTTGGAGCTTCATCCATATTAAACTTCGTAAGGCCATGCAAAGATCCATTCGATCCCTTACCCACTACCACTCCAGATATATCATAAGAGTCACATCCGAAAGAGCCTAAGTGTTCGTTGCCTGGATATTTTCTACCATTACGCACCTCCACCCTATTCTGCATATGAGGAGGCGGAGTCCATCCCACTAAAAATCTACCGCGCTTATCAGGAGACCATATCACTGTGGAGTCTTTTATACCATCCTTCCAACGGAAAGAACCCTGCGTAAGGTGATGGTCCATAATTAAGGAGTCGTTGTAATCTATCTGCTGATATATTTTAGTTAGATTAAAAATAGACTGCTTGCTTTCATCTCGGAAAGCGTGAGACTCGCTACGTGGGAACTGTCTGTAGAACTCATTGAGAGCGTCGGCGTCTTGAGAAAGTGATGCTACCTCGTTCTCCCAGTAGTCTATAGCCCCTATATTTATATCCTCTCCATCAATCCCCACTATAGGTTTAGGTGGAGTGCGCAATACAGGCATGCCATACATATCTATAAACCCTTCCATATTCCATTCCATAGGAACGAATAAGCAATACATACCGCTTTTAGTCTGACCGTTGGAGTTGCGCTTGGAAGGAAAGGAGTCTTCATATAAAGCTTTAAAGTTTCTACCACCCTTATCTAAAGCGTTAGAGGTAGAGCCCATCATACACTTACCTATAACCTTACTTCCCAAACGAAGACACGTTTTTGTTACACGCCAGTTGTTCAGGATGTTATCGGGCTTATCCCACTTACCACTCTCATCATGCAGGAGCAGCTGTAGCTTCTCTCCGTCATAACTATTGTCTCCCGTATTCTTCCAGTCTATAGTAGTATCCAGTCCCTCCAGCTCTTCCTCTTCGATCTCATACATGTTTTTCTTTGTAATCTTCGAAGCAGGAACACGATAAGCAAGTTCTGTCTTAGGCTTATCCATTCCATCCTGTATCGGTTTAAAAAAGAAGGGATAGTTGTTAGATATAGGTACCACCTTATCGGTAAACATTTTTTTAGCATCTGATCCTGTTTTGGAAAGTATTCCTATCCGTGAGTCTTTAGTTATAGTGGCTTGGTTTACGCCTTCGCTGGAGCTCATAAAAGAAAATCCCGAACGACGTATCTTCAAGTAACACATCCCAAAGCTACGCTTATCTGCTTTACATGCTTCCCAAAAGATATAAAAAATTCTATTGGCCTCCCGAAAGTCAGGGTGCCCCACATCTATCTTCGTCCATTGGAGATACATATAATGCGTTCCTGTTATGTAGGTAGGGGTCCCGTTGTTTAAAAACCAGAAACCTTCCTCACGCCTATCGAACTCCGACTCTATATATTCCACCCACTTAGACTTAAAAGTATTTGGGGTAGAGTGCCATTGGAAGATAGATTTAATACGCTTCAGGTCTTTGCTATATTCAAAAGGCTCCCAGTATTGTTCTTCTTTTTTCTTAGAGCGAGAATAAACTTCTTTGGGAGCTTTAGGCAAAGCCACTCTTAGACCATTTATTTCATACACCTCTCCTATCTGACCCGTCTTAGATATAACCACGACGTCATATTTTGGGTCATAGCCATAGGCCCATGTGCGGGCACGGTTTTTATTTACCACCACATGTTTAGGTATAGCTTTTTCTACTACCCTATATAAACTATTTTGATCTTGACTCGGCAAATCCTTTCGGGGTGTGTGTTTTATTTTCTAAAGGAGCC